AACCGCTCGCAGTACGCGACCAACCAACCATGCGCAGAATCACCACGCACGATCACACCATCACCCACCACCTGCGACTTCGGACTGTTCACCAACTTCTCTAAGGGGGTTAAGTGAAGGTCGTTCCCTTGTTGGAGCAGCAGATTTCTCAGGCTGAGTTCGCTGAAATGATTGGCGTGAGTGAGGCCCGGGTGTCGCAGTTGGTGGGTGATGGTGTGATCGTGCGTGGTGATTCTGCGCATGGTTGGTTGGTCGCGTACTGCGAGCGGTTGCGCGATCAGGCTGCGGGGCGTGCTGGATCTGAGGTTGGTGGTCTCGACCTGGTTCAGGAGCGCGCGGCGTTGGCGCGTGAGCAGCGTGAAGGGCAGGCAATCAAGAATGCGGTGGCCCGCAAGGAATATGCCCCGGTAGGCCTGTTGGCTGACGTGTTGGGTATGGCCAGCAGTGCAGTGGTGGATCGGTTTGACCAGCTGGAGGGTGCACTGCGCAAGGCGTGTCCCGATCTGCCCGACGAAGCCAAGACCACCGTACAGCAGGTAATCGCTGCGGCACGTAATGAGTGGATTCGCAGCACAGAGCGTCTTGTTACCGACGCCATAGACGCAATGCTGTCAGCGCAGGATGACGACGACATGCCTGCGGATGCAGAAGAGGGCGCGGCAGCATGACCACTATGCCGCCTATTTCCCGGGAGACGGCGGAGGCCATCAAGGCCGCGGTGCGCCTGGGGATGGAGAGCCTGCGCGCTGAGACTCCCCAGCGGCTGGGCGATTGGGCGCGTGAGCACTTTAAGCTGGCCGGCGAGAGTAGCCACACCAAGGGCGCATGGGTGGCGTGGCCATTCCAGGTTGGAATTCTGGATTTCATGTCAGATGACCGGATTGAAGAGCTGGATGTCATGAAGGCCAAGCGCGTGGGCTACACCAAGATGGTGACCGCCTACGTTTGCTACAACGTGGCGCACCGTCGTCGCAAGCAGGCCCTTTGGCAGCCCACCGATGACGACCGCGACAGCTACGTCAAAAGCGAGATTGACCCTGTACTTGATCCCCTCACCGGTGTGCCTGCTGTCAATAAGGCGCGGCGCGCTGGCAAAGGTGACAGCGAAGAGACCATCAAGTACAAGCCATTCCGTGATAGTGCACTGCACTTGCTGGGTGGCAAGGCCTCGCGTGCGTACCGACGCATCACCGTAGCCGTGTCGATCCTGGATGAAATTTCCAAGTTCGACCGCAGCATTGAAAAGTCAGGGCCTCCACGTGGTCTGGCCCGCGGGCGCCTGGAGGGTGCGCCGTACCCCAAGCTGGTGTGTGGATCCACTCCGCTGCTCAAAGGCCTGTGCCACATTGAGGACGCAGTGGAAGAGGCCGAAGGGCTGGTGCGGTTCCACATTGAGTGCAAGCATTGCGGCGCAGAGCATCCGCTTATGTGGGGCGGCAAAGCAAAGGCGCACGGCTTCAAGTGGGAGCGTGGCAACCCCAACAGCGTGCGGCACGTATGCCCCCATTGCCTCGAATCAATCACCCAGGCTGACTACATGCCTGGCGGCATCCCAGTGGGCGGTGCTTGGGTGTGCGAGCGCACAGGCAAGCGCTACGGGGCCGACCGCGTTTGGCGCGACAACATGGGCATGCCATGCCGGCCACCGCGCAGCCTCGGCGTGCACGTGTGGACGGCCTACAGCCCGCAGCGATCCTGGCTAGACATCGTGCAGGAATTTGAGAGCGCCCTGAAAGCGCTCGAAAAGGGTGACGTAGGCCCGATGCAACTCTTTGTCAATGAGACATTGGGTGAAACCTGGGAGCTTGCCGGAGAGCGCACCGACGAACACGCCCTGCAAGCCCGGGCCGAAGAGTACAAACTTTGCACCGTTCCACGTGGCGCACTCATCCTCACTGCAGGTGTCGATGTGCAGCGAAACCGCTGGGAAATCACCGTCTATGGATGGGGTAGGGGCCTTGAGTCCTGGGTGGTCGACGTCACGGTTATCGAAGGCAACCCCGCGGTCGACGAAGAGTGGAGCGCAGTCACCGAGTATCTGCAGCGCCGCTACCCACAGGAAGCGGGTGGGCTCACCATGGGGATCAGCGCCACCAGCATCGACAGCTCGGACCAGACCCAAGCCGTCTACAACTGGGTGAGCAAAACCCAGCACATCGTCAAGAACTTGCGGGCCATCAAGGGTGACGGCAATGACGGTATTCCCATTGTGGGCCCCAGCAGTCAGCAAGAAATCAATTGGCGCGGGCGCAAGGTGCTGCGGGGTGTAAAACTTTGGCGCGTTGGTGTGGATGCCGCGAAAGACCTCTTGTTGGGCCAGCTCTCCATCGTCAATCCGGGGCCAGGCTTTGTCCACTTCAGCAATGAGCTTCCGCGCGAGTTTTATGAACAACTCACCGCTGAGCAGCGTGTGCTGGCCCGCGTCAATGGCCGTGAGGCCTACCGATGGATCAAGCGCCGCCCACGCAACGAGCAGCTTGATAACCGCAACTACGCGCTGCATGCCGCCATGGGCATGGGCTTGCACAAGTACACGGATGCCAAATGGATGCAGCTCGAAGTAGCAGTGCAGCCGCCGTCCGACCTATTCAGTATTCCTATAGCTACCGAGCAAGTTCAAACCAATCAAGCAATCAACCTACATGAGGATGAATATGACGACGACTTCGAGCCAAGCAGACAGCAAATCCAAGTACACGACACCTTCAGGAGAGATTGGTAAGCCACGACTAAATCGGGTGCAGCAATTTCTTGAGGATCTTCGCAAAGCGCGAGAGCTCAGAAAAAAGCGGGAAAAGCAAAAACAAAAGGAGCTACGTGATCTTTTGCTGAAAAGCATTAAGCACGAAAGAAATGTTCAAAGCAATCAGAGCCTGCGACTCCAATACGAACCTGATCGCGCGCCACCCAGTTTGCAACAGTTTGCCAAAGCACAGCAGCCCGCCTCCAGCGCGCGTCCTACCTTCAAACGGGGCTGGTGAGAATGGCTGCAATCAAAACACCTGAGCTCGACCGCCGCCTGCAGGCCGATCCTGATCTGGTCGACCGCATCTTTGACTACATCCTGTCCGATCCCGCGCTTTCGCAGGCCATACAAACCCATGCCCAGGCCGACAAAACCACCGTGGTCAAGCTCAAAGCTGCTGTGCGCAATGAATTCAGGGGCGAAGAGTGCTACATCGCAGGCCGCCCAGGACAAGCCACCGCGCAAAAAGTCTTGGCCTTGTTCAATGGCCGCAACGCCACCGAGGTAGCCCGCAAGCTAGGCATCAGCCGTGCATCGGTATACCGGCACATAAAACAGGCGGGCGGCACGCCCCGATAGCGGAACTGTCTCATTTTTTCCGGGAAATGAGACAGAGCCACCGCTACCTTGTGAGCCTTAAAACGCCCCACATGCGCCATGGCCTTCACCCAAACTGACCTCGACAACATCAACGCAGCCATCGCAACCGGTGAACTCTCGGTCGAAGTCAATGGCCGCAAAGTCGTCTACCGCAGTGTTGACGACCTGCTTAAAGCCCGCGCCGTCATGCAAGCCGACCTGGCCAGCAGCAGCGCCGCGGTAGCGTCCAGCCCGCGCCGTGGGGCATTCCGAGTCACCTTTGCCACCCACCGGGGAGACTGATCGCCCATGGCCAACCTCATTGACCGCCTGGTAGGCGTATTCAGCCCCGACGCAGGCCTGCGCCGCATGCGCGCCCGTACCCTGTTGGAGCGTGCTTACGAAGGTGCTAGCCAGCGCGATGGCTGGAAACCCCGACGCGCTGGCGCCAGTGCAAACACCGACCACAGGGCCGACGCCAAAACCCTGCGCAACCGATCCCGTTCACTCGTACAGAACAGTCCTTACATCGCTCGTGGCCTGGGTAGCCTCGTCTCCAACACCATCGGCACCGGCATCACACCGCGCAGCATGGCAGCCAATGCCGCCGCCATCGACAAACTTTGGAGCGAATGGTGCGCAGTGGCCGATGCCGATGGCCGGCTGGATCTCTACGGACTGCAGGCAGCCGCCTACCGTGCCATGGAGCAAGACGGCGAAGTGCTGGTGCGCCTGCGTACCCGCCGTGCAGAAGACGGCTTGCCTGTGCCCCTGCAGCTCCAGTTGCTCGAAATCGACTGGCTCGACGACTCCAAAACCGCCACCAACGGGCCCAACACCATCGTCAACGGCATCGAGTACGACCCACTGGGCCGCATCACTTCCTACTGGCTTTGGAGCCAGCACCCGGGCGAGCAGCTTGCCGTGTTCAAAAACCGCGCCACCAGCTACCCCGTGCCTGCGGCCAGCATCATCCACTTGTTCAACCCAGAGCGCCCAGGGCAGGGCAGGGGATTTACCCGCCTGGCACCGGTCATCGCCCGCGTGCGCGACCTCACTCTCTATGAAGACGCTGAGCTCCAGCGTAAAAACCTTGAAACACGCCTGTCCGTGATTGCCAGCGGCGATGTTGCCGCAATGAGCCCAAGCGAAGGGCACGATCCAGACGAAGTGCGTAAAACCGGAGAGCTTGGAACCTTGTCCAGCGGCTCCATATTCCAGGTGCCCACCGGTACCAACCTCACCGTGGTGGAGCCCAAGGCAGCGCCGGGGTATGTGGACTACGTCAAGTTCCAGCTGCACATCGTTGCGGCCGGCATGGGCGTCACCTACGAAATGCTCACGGGCGACGTGAAAGAAGTCAACTTCAGCAGTGCCCGCGTGTCCTTGCTCGAATTTCGGCGCAACGCAGAGCAAATGCAGTGGCTCACCCTCATACCCAAGTTGTGCGTGCCTATTTGGCGCGCTTTTGTCGACGCCGCTGTCTTGGCAGGAAAAGTCACCCGCGCAGACTACGCTTGTGAGTGGTCCACACCCAAGTGGAGCTACGTCAACCCTGTGGACGACGTGCGCGCCGATCTGGACGAGGTATCTGGTGGCCTATCCAGCCTGAGCGAAAAACTGCGCCAGCGCGGCTACAAGCCGGAGCTGGTGTTTCAGGAAATCAAAAAAGACTTCGACCGCCTGCGTTCTGACGGCACGCTCGATGTGCTGCTCATGCTCCAGGCAAAGCAGGCGCCCCAGCCGCAAGCTACTGCCGAAGCCGTGGCCCGCGCCATGGAATCTGTTGGACACGACAACGCCACCCGCGCCCAGGCCGCGCAAGATGGCTTGCACGCCACACACACTGAGCTGCGTGGCATACAAGCCATGCTCACCGCCTTCATGGCTACCCGCGCAGAATCTGCACCATCCATCCATATCACCAACCCGGTGCAGGCAGGTCCTGTCGAAGTGCGCAACGAAATCACCACTCCGCAGCCGAACGTCACCGTGCACAACCAGGTTCAACCCACGGCGGTAGAGGTGCGTAACGAAATCACTACGCCCCAGCCCAGCGTGACTGTGCACAACGAAGTGCAACCCGCCCAAGTGGCGGTAGATGTTCGGGCCACCATGCCCGCCCGCATCAGCGAAACCACGGTGGAGCGTGGCGACGGCAAAAACATCACCCGTAGCGTCACTATAGAGCGTGATGCATGACCGCCTTCACCGCTAGTAATGGAGCTCTCAACTACTTCGACGCCTACACAGGCGGGAGCGTTGTTGCTGCTCTGGATACCTACGCCATTTCCAACCAGTCCACGCTGGTAGTCCGGCACTCCTCCCGAGCTATTGGTAGAGTTACGAGTCCACCGGGAGTCAAGAAGACGGACTGGGACAGCTACAACTCCCCGGCGAAGTATCGGATTGCCGAAGTCCTCGGGAAAGCCGACCAGCCATTGATCACGATGCCGATTGCTGAGCAATCGCGGGTCTGCCGGAGCACTGCCGGGCGGATATTGCGCATCATGGAACTGATGGGCGAGGCGCGGAACGTGGGCGTGAAGAACAAGGCGAAGTGGGAGCGGGTATGAGCGCGCAGAACGAAATCAGAGTCGAGCGCATCGGCCTGGCAACCCTCTACCTGGGCGATTGCATGGATGTGCTGCCAACGCTGCCCAAGGTCGATGCGGTCATCACTGACCCGCCTTATGGCAAGGTCAAGGGCGACTTCGACCACGAGTGGACAAACCGTAGCGGCATGCTTGCTGATGTAGAGCGGTGGATTGATGCCATCGTGCCAGTCATGAAGGCGAATGCCACGCTTTGGTGGTTCGCATGGCCGTCGCTTGCCG